GGTACAGGCCGGTTTCGGTCTCAAAGTTATAGACATGCCCGCTAAATGGCTCCCGCCCAACCCAGGCGACGTTGACCGCATCATTTCCTTGTACGACAGCGGTATTGGAATCAGAGGGATCGCTGATCAGTTCAACGTCTCGCCACGACCCATAGAGAGAATCATTCTGGGGTCCGGGCGCAAGCTTAGGAATAGAAGCGAACAACAATTCGCTCGCATGGCCCGTGCTACTTCCCTTGAAAGGAAGGCTTTGGCCTCCGCTGCTCATGCCGCCAAACGTGGCACCTTCAACAGCGACGAAACTTTGCGCCGAATGGCCAACGCCCGCGCCCGTCGAACCGGCCCGCTGGAAACTACTGTTTTGCAGCATTTGCAGCAAGTCGGGATTAACTGTGAAGAGCAATTCCCGATTGGCAAGTACAACTGCGATTTGCTCTGCGGGAACGTCGCCGTGGAAATCTGGGGAGGAAATTGGCACTTCTACGGCGAACACAAAAGGCGATTCCCTGAACGCACTAAATACATCCTCAGCAGTGGCTTCAATTTGATTTTCTTGGTCGCTTGCAAAAGTTTCAGATGGAATGAAGTTGCGGCGGAAAACCTTATCACCAACATCAATGTTCTGCGCAGCCTTCCAGCCGGAGTCAGTCAGTACAGGGTGGTTTGGGGTGACTCTGAGCATGTCACCGTCGGTAGTTTTGATGACATACAAGAAGCCTTGATATGGCCGACGGTAAACCGCCGCGATCCGGCCACTGGTAGATACACGCGCATCACCCGGTAAACAGTTGAAATGAACAGGAGGAGTCGGGCCATCGCCATATTTGAATGTTTTGCCGTCAAGGCTGCGGCAGATCGCTGAGGTGCGGCTGTCGAGCGTGGCAAGGTATTGATACTTTTGCGTTACGTCTTGATTGGCTTTGTATACCTGCTGGCTTGCTTCATTGGCCACCTGCTGCACGCTCGTGCGAACAACAGTCAAAACTTGATGATCAGCCACGCGGGTTAGTTCGCCACCGGCCAATGCTTGCTGTCGTGCCGTCTTGGCAAGCTGCCCAAACTCAAGGGTTCCAACCATGCGCCGTGCAATCTGCGGTGTTGGTTCGCCGGAAAGAATGCCAGTGCGAACAATGGTGTTAAACCGCTGCGCTTGTGATTCGGCTAGGCCGCGAAACGCCTTCTGCACGACTTCACCATTAGGCAAAGTTATGGCTGACCCTTGAGCTGCCGTCAGATTGAAGCCGCCAGTGCCAGGCAAGGTGAAATTCAAATCGGTCGGATCAACGCTGGCGACACTGGCCGCAAAGTTCGGTGCTACCTCAACTGTGTTAACAGCCTGCTGAGCTACAACACTCGGTTCAATGCCGCGGCCACCAACTTCGCCACCTGCAATAGCTAGGCGTAATTGCTCAGTGACAAACTCAGTTTGCAATTCGGCCAAGCCCTGCAGTTCGCGTGACGCATAAGCGGTGCTGCGATCCGCCCAGTTGTCTAACGAATCTTTCAGCTGAGCAAGAATGACGCGAAGACGCTGAGCCTGCACAGATGATGGGCTGACAATGCCTGCGCCTGCGGTGGCCTCGCCAAAATCAATACGCTTAAGGTCATCTACAGCGCTAAGGATGATCGCGTTGTAATCACGCACGATCTGTTTGGCGACAGCATTACTGAAGCGATTCAGATCAATGGCATTGCGATAAATGTTGGCAACAGGATTACTGCGGTCGATCTTCCGCTTGAATTGCTCAACGTTGAGCAGGCGAGGTGTAACGCCTGATTGCGTCATTGCATTTCATCGTCAAGGCTTTGACCGTCTGGCGTTTCTTGGCCCATCACATCTTCGGAGCCAAGATTTTCAGGGCCGCCAATTTCGATCAGACCACCAGATTGCGTGGCCTCTAGTTCTTCCTCAACGTCGAAATCATCGCCAAGTACTTCACCTTGAGCAAGTTGATCGAGCAATGTCTTTTGACTGATCACACCAGCGGTGTAGGTCTGCAACAGCGCAGTAATTTCCGCCGGCTCAAGACGTGCGCCGATGAAATCACGGTTGACGTAGCTGCTACCGGATTGAGCCTGGCCAAGGTAATCAGCGTGATACCGCAGGCAATTATCGATTAGGTCTTGCACCTGCTGAGCGATGACCATCATTGTGGAATCGCCTTGGCTGCGATCAATTCGTTTTGCCTCAGCAGTTTCAGCGCTTAGCTTCTGGCCGAGCACGGCAGACAGGCCAAGTTCATTGATCTGCATCTCAAGCTGCTTGAGCCGATCAAACTGCGAACGGAAGCTGTTGCCGCTCGGTTCAATGTATTCAGCACGGCCTTCGGATGGGAATGCAATCGCTTCACCGGGACCGGCGCTAACTTCCTCGGCGCTAGATGGGAAGCCAAAGAACGCCAGCATCGGCACAGCCGAAATGTGCAACATGTTGTCCAGATCGCTCTGGATCTGATACGTCTTCAGATTCAGCTCAGCAATATCTTCCAATGGCGGGCGTGATTCAAGCAGCCCAACGCGATTGGAGTAGGCAACGGAAAAGGGAATGTAATCAAGGCTGGTGGTGCCTTCGGCTACCTGCTCAAAGGTGCCACGCGTATCGTCCTGGCGGAAAAGCTCGTAAGAACCTGGCCTGAGGAGTCTGACCTGTTGGATTTCCTTTTCGCCGTATTCCCCATCAGCAATAGTGACCTGCTCCATTAAGCGAAGCTGTGTTAGCTGCTGTGCTCCGTTGACGATTTCAGACCGCCATCCAAGTATGTCTCTGGGCGTGTAAGTACACCAATAAGGGCGAAGTTGCGAAACATCGGTGATGTTCTGAATTTCGCTGTCGTCTTGGGTCGGGAAATCAACCAAAACACCAACGTGGCCATAACGCACCATTTTGCGGGCCAGTTCGTAGATGTAAATGTTCAGGTCATTGCCCTGAAGGTCTACATCGAATAGTTGTTCACGGATTACATCAGGCACATCATCGAGACGCACGGGCTTACGGGTCAACATGCCCGCGAGCATCCGCTCTAGCCGCTGGTAATAAGGCGGGCAAACTGATCGAGCCAGGCGGTTGTCGTAGCTTTCGTCTTGCTCGCGTGGTTCCTGCGGCAGGTAACGACGATGCTTGCGCCGCATTCCATAAGTGCCATGCAGCAGATCTTCGATCAGGATCCAATGGGCTTCCTGTGCCTGCCATGCAGCATTGGGATCTTGAACCTGCGTGGCTTTGCGCGCCAGATTCCGGTCATAGTGCCTGAAACCGGTGTACGTCATCTTTTGCGCCTAGCCATGCACAAATTCTATGGCTCTAGGTTAATCGTGAATGATGGCCGGGCCTCCGATACCGCCACACACGGCGTTCAGCCTTTCGCACTGAACCGACCCGGCAGATCAAAGTTTATTCGGCCTGATCAGCGCGAACAATTTCATCCTCTAGGGCATCGCCGGCTTCATCAAAGTCGTTGTCGTAGAGCCATTGCTGAATTGCGGTGAGCATGGCGGAAGCGACTTCGTTGAAGTCGTAAGAGGCGTCGTCCTGAACGGAATCGAAGGCGGCCTCAAGATCGTGCCAGAGGGGTGCGGACATGGTGATGGTGCGGCGGGCTTACGGTAGCTGCTCCAATGCGCGGCGGATGGTCTCGAAGTCTTGGCACTGCTCTCGCATGTTGTTCGCGCCGGTGGCAACAGCATGAAGCGCAACTAGCGCCTGCTTCTTCAAACTTGGCAGCTTGGGGCGGCGATCGGCGCGGAGTTGCAGCGTCAGATCGCCAACACCATCCAACCACTCACAGCACGCCTCAAGTTCCTGGTCTGCGCCCCATCGGGCGGCTTGGCGGGATAGGGCGTACTTGGTGGAGTGATCTTGCATCCACTGCTCTATTAGGTGCGGCGGTGGGGTGATGGGATGGTCAGTCATCGAGCTGCTCCAGTGCGCGGCGAATGATGTCGGTGTCTTCGGGTCTGTCTATACCCTTGTTGATGTGCCCGAGAGATTTAAGTGCTTGATACTTCAAGCTCGGCGGCTTGGGGCGGCGGGCGGAAAGCAGATCACTGGCAAGGTTGTCAAAGCCTTTGACGCGCAGCCACACCAGCAACGCCTCCAGCTCTTGATCAGCGCCTGCTCTGTAAATATCTTCAAACATTGCATAGAGCGATCTCCCTGCTTCAAACTGTTCTTCCCACTTCTGCACCAGTTCTGGCGGTGGGGCGATGGGGTGTTGTTGTGTCATGGGTGATTAGTGGTAATGACTACTGGCTCACGAGGTGGTGCAGCGCCCACCACAAAACAGGATTAGCGAAAAACCCAACGAGAACCGGTTTCCAAAGTCGACCAGACATAGAAGTAATGAGGTGACTACTTTTTGCAGAGGGCGAGGACCGCGCGAGCGTAATCGCGTATCCATGGCCAATCTTCCGGCTCTCCAGATCGTGCGTCGTATAACTCCCACAACTCCTCATCCGTCGGCCCCTGCGGATTGGGGCGGCGGGCGGCACGGAGTTGTCGAGATTCACCGGACCAACCTTCTTGGCCTAGCCACTCACAGCACGCTTCCAGCTCTTGGTCTGCGCCCCATTGGGCAGCACGAATGGCGATAGAAGCAATGGATGCCGAAGCGAATTCAACGGGGCAACAATCGCCCTTAAAACTGCTGTGCCATTGATCAATTAGCTCCGGCGGCGGGATGATTGGATGTTGTTGTGTCATAAGAAAAGGCCCCCGAAGGGGCCGAGTAATCAGCAACCGGCAGGACCAAGACGGTAACCGGGAGAAGAGATCATGAACTCATCGTTCCACTGCAGATCCTTCACTTGCACCGGCGCTGCGGTGTAGTACTGAATCGCGCAGACAGTGACGTGTACTTCGTCACGATCAACCACCTCGTAATTGATGGGATTGCGCCAGTCGGCGGGATCAGCAACCTTTTTGAAGGCCGCATCGAGCTGGGCCTCGGTGAAGGGAGTGCCGGTTTCCGAGAGAACCAACATTTGAAGAGCCGGCGCCGTGCCGGGAGTGGTGGGGTCGCCCCCTGTCCCTTAATTATGGGATATACCCTGCCCATCTGGCAAGCACCCCAGTGGTCAGTTCACAAATCGTCAATACAGCCTGATGCCCGTGCCCTTGCCGGCGTTGGCATACAGCGGGTTGTACTCCGACATCACCAGATACCCCAGACCATCCGTCCAGTGCTCGATACCAGCCGACTTGTCGATCACGTAATCGTCAGCACCCTGCTTGTAGGTCACGTTGCGCAGCGCCTTGATCGTGTTCTTGCAACGCGGGTGAACGAACAAACGGATCTGGCCGTTGGCGTTGCGGATCAAGCTGTTGGTGGCGTTGATCTTGTCCTTCACCGCCCAAGGCGCCTTGGGACTGACGCAGCCAAACCCGTACTGACGGATGATCTCGTGATCAGTGCGGCCAGCCGATGAAGTCTTGCGGGCACTACCGGTGGGATCCGGGTAGGCGATCAGCTTTCGATCCCTGAACCGCTCACGCAGCATGGCGCACACCTCATCGGTGTTGGTCTGCGTTACGGACACCTCATCCCATATATGGAGTGTGTCGCCCACCCGGCTACCGAGCACACCGGCCAGCACACTGACGTTGAAGTCCGTGCCCCACAGGATCGGACCACCGGTATCGCGGACAGTATCGGAAATGTTGTCGTCGCTGAAATCGGGGTAGACACGGCCCGAGAGGGTTTCAAAGCTGGCGAGGTATTCCTGGCGGAAGGTGCGGTCATCAAGCGTGCGACGGGCAGCCTCAACCTCATCCTCGGGAACGTTACCGCCTTGGATCGTGGTGTAACTGAAGGTTGACCAGTCGGGCTGGTCTTGCGCTTGTTCCCATAGATCGTGAAACCAGTTCAGGCCAGCAGGAGTGGTGATGAACCAGGCAGGGCCACCTTGATCAGACAAGGCTGGGCGTAGCACCATCTCCCATGCTTCCTGCTTGACGTAGGCGGCTTCGTCAACAATCAGGCTGCTGAGCGATACACCACGGAGGGCATCGGCGGACTCGGCGCCTTTCAGGGCGATCACGCTGCCGTTGCTCAATTCAACGGAGAGTTCGGATTCATTTTTTCTGGCAAACATTTCTGGCGGCACCATGGCACGAAGCTGGCGCCATGCAATTTGTTTTGCCGATTTATAGGTTTGCGTGACATACCAGTTCAGGCTGCCGGGGTGCTCAATGGCCCAGGCCACAAGACGGCTGATGCATAAATATGTTTTGCCGAAGCGACGGCCAGAACACAGCAGCTTGAAACGCTCGGGTGCATCCCAGACCTGACGTTGCGGGCCGGTCAGACCTTGGTAGAGCTGCTGAGCGAAGGGCAACCAGTCCTTTTGATCCTGAAGGTCTGCCGGGATGGGTGGTTCAAGCAGGAAGCCACCAGGGGCATTGGCGAGCAGGCTCAAATTTCAAGGCCGATCAGTTTGGCTTGGAGCTGGATGGCATTGAGCGCGACTTGTGTTTGCCCGCGTTTGTAGGCGGACTGTTCGTAGGTGCGAGCACGACCGAGGGCTTCAGCGATCCAAGAGGGCCGGGTCATGGCGGCGTCTTCTTCTAGGCGAATTCTGGCGCGTTGAATGTATTCATCAGCTTGGCGATTTTGCAGATTCCATTGTTTCGCGCAGAACTGCACAATTTGCCCACGCGATTGTCCTTCGGTCAAAAGACCGTAAATAGTGTCAACACGGAAGTTGACTTCGGCAGCGGTTGAACGCGCCAATGTTGCAGAAAAAC